CCCCACTGTACGACAATTGTAGTGGAGAGTTGATGCCACAGTCTGACTGCGTTGTAGGAAAGGGAGGCCAGTGGCACGCGTTCCCGATGTGTTGTGGTGATGGAACAGTGATACCTTGTGGCGGGGTAGCGAAATGCCCCCATGCTCCCGCCGGTTGCCCTGAGGTGATCAACCCATGTACCGAACTCGCCGGTGATTGTGATTGCTGCGGGGGCGGACACTGATGCGTAACAAGAACCTCATAGATCGGATGATGGCGTGGTATAGGGGTAACGAGTACGCGGTGCAGTTGTCTCTGGACATTTACGCGGTGGCGCAAATATGGGATGACCTTGTGGACCGCGACAGAGAGGTTGGGCGTGACGAAATTACCGAGACGTTCCGTAGATTGATCTACACAATGCCCACCAACCCGTTCTACGCCACCCATGCCCACGAGTTGGCCCCACTCATGCACGACATGATGCTGCAGTGGATGGTGGCAAATCAATTGGAGTCCGACCAGCAGCCGGGCGATCTTGAGAAGGCGTGGATGCTCCGCGCTGGCGTGTATCAGGTGTTCGTGTACATCGCGTCTCTTGCTGTTGATTCAGCGTGGGCAGCGGTCGTGGGCGTAGACATCTGGAGATGTTACGGGGAGACGCTGGAGGAATTTATCCACGAACAGCAACACCGGGAGGGCGAACAAGATGCCTGAATTTATCAGTGACTTTGTGACTGACGTGATGGGCGAGGGACCGGCGGGCCGTCAGAGCGATGTAGCGAACTCGATGATGGGCCGATACACTGACGTTGCGAACACATACCGCGACCAGAACGATGCCATCATCGCGGAATACCTACAGAGCCTGCAAGCATCACAAGATGAATACTCATCGAACTTCAATGACTTGTTGCAGCAATTTGAATCCGGGTATGAAAGCAGGGTTGCCGACTACACGCAGGGTATGGATGCCGCGATCGGCACCTATGACGTTGGTCGGCAGAACACTCTGCAAGCCATAGATCAAAACACACTGGCAAACCAACGGAGGCAGGCTCAAACCAATGCGTTCTCTGGTCTGGGCAACACGACATTTGGTCAGCAGGCCGTTGGGGCATATGGAACACAGGGTGCTATGCAGAAGGGAATGGTCGAAGAACAATACGCAACCGGACTCTCGGCTCTCCAGAGAGGCAAGACCGAGGGCTTGGCTAATATGTCCTCGCAGTACCACACCGCAACCGCAGGTTTGAGTGGGGGCTACGCCACACAACTGGCGAACATGCAACAGGGTGGTGCTGCAAGTGCTGCCGGTATGGGCATGAACAACATGGGTGGTTGGGCCAACATTATGACTGGTGGACTCAATCAACAGGGCCAGATGTTGTATGGAGCCGCAGGACAAGAAACCTTTGGCGAGGGACTGATCGGATCGATCAGCGAGGGTCTAATTGGCGGATTCTTGGGCGGGATCTTCAGCCCCGGGGAGGATCCACCGTGACCTCACCCGAGTTGGCGAATCACCGAATGGCTAATGACATGATGTGGGTGAGATACGACCTCATCGATGTTGACTTCTACCCGGTTGGAGAGGGAGGAACCCGATGACACTCAAAAAGATCACCGATTCGGAACGCGACCGGATTCGCGAGTTGGCATATTCGGAACTCCGCCGGTTGGACGAGGCCGAGTCCGGTGATGAAAGCCAGCAGGCGGACACTGCGCCAACAACGCCCGCACCACAGTCAGTATCAGAACCACCCCAAGCGGTGACCAAACCGTCAACATCACCCCCTACACCCCCTACACCACCGTCACTGCCGACACCACAGTCACTGCCGACACCACCGACAACTAGTAGTGTTGTCGATCAGATAAAGTCGGCGGATTCAGACGAGGAGGGGGTACGCATTGCGTTGGACTTCGCGCGTAGAAACCCAACCAAAGCCCGCACAATGGCAATAGAAAACCCGATGTTGGCAATGAGACTCTACAACGCAGCCAGTGACCTCGGTCTATCGTTGGGGGATCTTGGAATATCATCAGAAGGAGTGGCTGCTGCCGCTGATAGTGGTGCTGTGCAACAGGCGTTGATAAAACCCACCGTCCAACAGCAACAGTCGCAACAAGCAAAGAACCCATGGTCGCAACAAGCACCCGGCCAACAGGCGCAACAACCAACCGGACCACAAGGTTCTGGCTTCGAGCCGATCTGGGGGAAAACAGATCCATGGGATGACTTCGCGTACGCTGTTGCCTCTGGGATGGTGGCGCGGGATAGACGGCATCCGGGACGCGGTGCTGGAGCGGCCTTCTTGGCTATGACCCGGCGGGGTTACCTACGCCGCCTTGGGATGGATAATTATCTCACCGGAGCAAACGCGAAGGCACTGTTCCGCGATGCAGCCAACCGCGCCGGTGGCATGCTCCCTCGCAATCCGCCCGTGAGTGGTGTGGGTGGGGCGACTCTTCCAACGGGAGGAGGAGGCGGGCAGGTACAACAGGGACAACAACAACCGTCAGGAGGCCAGTTGGGGCCACAGGGACCGGCCCCAGCCGCTACCACAATGGCACCTCCTCCGTCAGGAGGCATGCCGACAGAGGTGGAGTCATATGAGAGGATCATGCAAAGCATGGGGATGGACCCAGCAGGCGCGCCCGAGTTGATGAGGATGATGGGGGTAACGCCGCCACAAGAACAAGAGGAAGATCCCGCTCGGACATTAGAGGACTGGGCGATGGAGAATCCAACGGCTGCAATGAAAGTCATGGAGATGATGCCGAGCGGGGGTGAGTCTGGTGGTATGGGTGGTGGCCTCTCGGACATTCCGACCAAGGCGTTTGGCGGTGATCCATGGACACCTGCCGCAGCAGGTGTTGGTGGTGCTGTTGGTGGTGTTGGAGCCGCAGAGGCTCTTGGTGGTGGTGTTGGGGATGTGGCTGGTGGAGCCGTAGATGCTCTCGGCGGACTCGCTGGTGGAGCCGCAGATGCTCTTGGAGGACTCACTGGGCTGGGGGCAGATATAGCGGGTGGACTCGCTGATCTCGTTACCTCTGGTGCGGCTGGAACTGCCGGTCCTCTGGATGTACTTCTCGGTGTACCAATGGCGGTGATTGAAGGAATTATAGGCGGAATCGGCGGACTCTTTGGTGGCGTTGGTGGCGGTGCAGCAAGTGCAGCAGTAGCCGCGCCCGCTGCTTTGGCTGGAACTGTTGCCAGCACAGTCGGGTCAGGTGTCCCGGTGCTTGGCGGAATCTTCTCTGGACTTGGAGCGGTACTTCAGGGAATCGCGTCAGTGGCGTTGGCTCCCTTTGGCATATAAGGAAAAGGAAAACGAACAAATGGCACGGCGAAAACCAAACCCACAACGCGGCTACGGAGGTCAGGCCCGCTGGCAAAAAACAGCGGACGGCCAGTTGCATGACATGTCGATCCCCGGCAGCCGAATTTCGGACGGCCAGCACGAGGTGTTCAGTGAATCAAATCAACGCTCATACTACGCGGATGATCTCACTCCCGATGGTGACCGGATTGTGGGGGGGAGGCCAGCGAGTGCTGGTCGCCAAACCCAAACGCGCTCTCCCGGGGGCGAAAGCGTCACCATGATCGAAGGTGGCGGCGGTTCAGGCTGCGAAGATTCAAAGGACGTTGTTGGCCGAATAAGGGCTGCGAAGACACCTGAAGAACGAACGTCGATTGCATTCAACTTCGCGAAGGGATGTCCAGATGAAGCCCAAAAGTTGGGGTGGGAAAACCCGATGCTGGCGTGGCAACTGTACCAAGAAGCCCAAGAACTTGGCTTGCCACTGGGCGAACTTGGTCTTGAGGGAGGCCACACTCCCAGTTCTGCCAAGCAATCGATCAATAATAGCAATGAAGAAGATCCACCCGATGGCGGCAGCGGCGGAAGCGACAACATGACCGATGTAAAATCGAACAAATGGTCACCCGACTTCGATCCATTTGGGTACAAAGCAAGCAACCGCCGGTGGAAAAAGCGTCAGTACGAGGAATCGCCAGAAGGCGAACACGAGTCGCGAACTGGCGAGTGGAAGAGTCCTGTAACTGGCGAGTGGTATAAAAAGGATGCCGAGACGGGGGAGTACAAGCCGATGGTTTCCCCGATGCCCCAGATCGCAGACCTGAACGCTCACCTGCGGCACATCACGAACGACCCCCGCCAAGGGAACAATGCTGACACAGGTAGTCCGTATGGCGAAGTCGCGAAAGCCGTCGATGGTGTTTCGGAAGGCTTGCAAGATACAGACAAGAGGCAGATCGCGGGCATGGGGTGGGACCAGCCTGTCCTTGATGTCCGGAAGTGGAAGAGGCAAGACCCACTCGGGTACGAAAAAGCAAGGCGGGAGGCGTTCGCGGAGGGCCGGGAGGGTCCACGAATGAGCGATATCCCAGAGGGTGTGTGGGATTTTGGCGACTATAATCTCCCAAAGGGTGGCATCGAACTCGATCCCTCCAAGCAGGGCAAAGATGCTTGGTCTAACGTGTCTGCTGCCAGCAAGACCAGAGAGGCAATACCCGTAGACTCTGGTGGCACACAGAAACTCAGACACACAGCAATGGCCCAGCCAGAATCAGACCGAGGATTCATCAACGACCTCGGCGCGTTCATCTTTGGTGATTCCACGCTTGGTCAGGAAAACATTCTCAGCAGGATTCTTACCGGCTTGTTCGCTTGAGGAGATAACAAGTGCCACCAAACAAATACACAGCGGAGGAGATCGCCGCCTTTGATGCCGCATACGTTCCAGAGAATGCTCGCCGTGACGCGGCTTTCTCCAGTGCGGTTGTTTCTCAGATAGTCCCCGGAGGCGAACTCGACCCAGAGCGTCAGAAATTTATGGGACAACGTCGGGTCGCCGGGACCGTTGCGTTGGATCTCTCTGGTGTGGACCGTGCGATCAAGACGGGTGATCCACAGTTGCTAGAGGCTCTGGACTTCGGTGCGGGGTCCGATGGCGTTCCGTTTGTTCACTTCATCGACACCAAGGGTGAGTCGCAGTATGTGAATGTCAGCAGTCGTGAGTGGGGCGCGATGTTGACTCAACGCTCTCAGGCGAGGGAGGAACTCATGTTCCGCCGCAACGCAGCGCAGGATCGGGCGGCACTAAGTTCGCAGTGGAACAACATGATTACCCAAATGGATATTCCCGATCTCGACAAAGAGATTTATGGTTTGATGTGGCAAGCATCCCCAAAGACTGCGATAGAGGCACTACAACAAGATCACGCACAGAGAACTGTCGCAAACCAGAAAGCCGAATTGTTGGGGGACGAGCGGGCAAGGTCCGAGGATGCGGCGGCGTGGGTCAATACAGAACTTGAATATCTGGGCATCACCCAGTTGCCGCCGAGTACGTCAACAAAACAAATAGACAGCATCATGGGAATGTTACTGAAAGACCGATTGACCGATAACCCACTGCACAGATACCGGGGTCGAGATGTCACTGACGCTGTGGCGAAGGTCGGGGTCGTTCGTGATGGAATTAGATTCACCAACAACGCCCGCACCTACGGGGAATGGCAAAAGAGTGTCAAGTTGCAAGTGACTACTTTGCCCAAGCCCGCTTCGTTCTTCAACTCCGTTCCGAAATCCATTGATGTGGTCGCGCAGAACGAAAGACTCCCGATGCAGGCGGCGGAACCGGACATGTCGATCTACCAAAATTGGAAGAATCTGGGCAAGACCTCAAACGACATGCGGGATGTCCTTGGACACTATGTAATGGTCGCTTCTCTTGTGAACACCCAATACAAGCCACCAGACATGAGTTCTTGGAAAAAGAGGAACAACAATTCGGGCGCGGAATACTTCGATGTAGATGAGGCTGCAATGGCGGCGACAGGGCCAACATTTGACGAAATCGGGCGGATTTTTCGGATGCAAGGGTGGAAGCCGCTGTCCGAAGAAGAACGCGAGTTGCTGGCAATCCCGCTCATTAGTTCGATAGAGGATATGAGGAAGCACACCGACTACATCACGCCAGTCTTCTACCAAAGCCCCCCGGACCCAGCGGGGTCCAGCCCCGATCCGCCGGGTCCACCGCAGGATCAGGGGCAGAGAAGCAAGATGACCACAATCATTGACATCCTCAACAGCGGAGAAGGTAACCGGAGGGTCGGAGAGATGCTCAATGACTTCCGTAGTACCGACCCGCGTGCTGCCGCCGCTATTGAGAGCCTCATCCTAGATAAAGGCATGAACCATGTTATGGCAGTGACTTCACTACTTGCCGAAGTTCAATCCGGGAACCCATCAGGATTTGAGCAAAGCACTGTCGCAGCCCTGAACGAACTTCACAGTTGGGTCGCTGGTCAGATGCTGGGCCGCCAATCGCCGCCATATCCGACTGGTCAGAGCGATCGTCCGGCAACAGGGGGAACCGATGACCAAGCGGGTTCATTCACAGACCGACTTCGCCGAGGACGTTTTTCGCGTGATGACCTCAGGAACTAAGAACTAGCCGTGTCAACTACACCAACCAACCCGTGGCTCCGTACACCGGCTGCCCCACCCCCATCCGACCCGTTTGATCCCGACTTTGATTTCAGAAATCTCAGCCCGGCCCAACAGGATGCGCACAACGAAAGGTTTGGGTTGGATCCTGAACCGACAGCAGCCAGACCACCGCTGGACGGCCCCGCTCTTGAGAGCCTCATCAACGAGCCGCCGATCTTTAGAGCCTCATGGCACTCTGCTCCGATCAATGAGTATAACTTTGAGGCTCGGGGTAGATACCAACAAAGTGGCGGCATGTATGGGACCGCGTGGGAAGGCTCCGAAGAAGACTGGGCGGCCCGAGTATGGATGCGCCTGCTTGGATATTCCGACGAGTTGCCAGTTGGTCAGCAAACCCGAAAACAGCACGCTGCCTTCCAACTCGGGGTTGACAAGACCAATAGCATGCGGTTGTACCACGAGAATTACGATCTAGCGGGTGATCCAGCACCGCGTCGGCGGGCGGGTATCGATCATGCGAAGCAGACCGCGTGGGGTACGTGGGGTTCTTTTGTTCGGACAGTAACACCCAGCGGGATCTTTGAGTATGTAACCGGAATATCGGAAGAGGAGGACGAGGCGTTTCGCCAAGGCAGGATCGCGCGCATAAACGCACTCTCTATACACGGCATTCCATACACGCTTGGGAACATGGCACCGGCGATTGGACTCACCCTTCTGACCGGCGGCACAGCCGGTGCTTCCCTGATGGGATCTCAGGCGTTTGCGGGAGCGGGGGAAACCTATGGCGCAAAGAGTGCCACAGGAGAGTTTGACTACGATTCTTGGGACTCGCTGGTGTACGCAAGCACATCCGCCGCTATTGAGGCGGTGACCGAGAGGATTGGCCTTGGTGCCATGGGCGAGGTTGCGAAGAGAGCAATCACCGGGTCCACGGCTGGCTGGAAGAAGCGGGTTGTAGCCGGACTCTTTACTGCCTCTGTGGTTGAGGGGACCGAGGAATCCTTTGCATCGGCCCTTCAACACACACTGTTGCCAGCAGTCACCAACGAGGTGAGCGGAACGTGGGGGGAAATGCTCGATGACATGACCCATTCGTTCTACATGGGAGCGGCTGCAGGTTTCGCGTTCCAGCCCGCATTCATGCTCAAGCAGGCAATGGTGAATGCGAAGGCTCTAGAACAATACGAAAAAGCGCATGATGATCTGGTGAGCCGGGGGTTGTTCTCGGCGGCAGAAGCCATGGAGCGGTCATTTGGTACAGGGCAGGCGGCATTCGACGCTGTGCGAGCCACACCGCGAGAGGGCCGAGGGGCTGTTGTCAAGGGTCTGGCGAGGAGGGCCAAGGAAGCCGTTGCCGAAGCAGTGGAACTTGGGAAACGGTCGAGGGCATTGGGTAAACTGGCAAAGACGCACGGCACACCACAAGCCGAGGCATACGCCGCTGCGGCCCAGTCGTTGGACGCTGGCCTGACGGCTCTTGAGACTGCCTCTGAGAGCGGATCTCCCGAGGCGGTGGGTGAGGCGGTGGCCGCGATCAAGGGGTCGCTTCGTGCCATGAGCGAGGTGTCTGAGATCGCAAACCATGAGGGGTTCACCGCAGCGGTCGAGGCTCTTGGAGATATGGATGCGAGTGCTGAGAGCGTGGTGGCAACCGCTGGTGGAATCCGGCTCGCGAAGGCCGCGTATGAGCAGCAACGCAACGAAGCAGCGGATGCGGCTGGCACCGTGAGCGCGGAGCGTGTGGTACAAGACTACAGGTCTTCTGTGGAGATGCTTTACGCGGCAACAGAGCGCGTCGTTCAGAACAAGTTCGCACAGATAGCGGGTGAAGCCGCCATTGCGGGCGAGTCCAAGTGGGAAACATCATCTCCCGAGAAACTCCTCGCTGCAGACGGCAAGTTTGGGAAGCAAGGTATCACCGCAGCCTCGGCTACCACGGCAGCCGACGAAGCGGCCAGAAAATTCTTGACTGAAGTTATGGGACTGCGGGTGCAGTTTGTGGATGGCTTGCCCGGCCCAGCGCAGTGGAATGCTTCCACACCAGATGTCGTGTATCTGCAAACAGGTTCAATGGACGCTGACAAGGCCATCTCAAAGGGTTTGCACGAATCCACTCACTATCTATCGGTCACCGACCCCGTCGCGCATGCAGCAATACAGAAGATTCTTGGCGGATCAACGATTGCCGACGCGCTCAGGGAATATGTACGCCAAGGGGAAGCGGCTGGAACACTAACTGCGGAAGATCACCACGCAATAACTCTGCTCGATGCTATTGAACGGGGCGAAGATCCCGGTAGCATGGCCCCTGGTGCCGCTGCGGCTGCTGCCACATACACAAGTCTTGAGGGTACGGCGGTTGCGGTGGAACGCGGAGCCGCCGTAGCAGCGAGAGCGGGGAAGATCGGACGGGCATGGATCAGACTCGGAGGTCGAGGCCGCGCCGTGTATGCGGCCCTCAAGACCATAGAAATGGTTCGTGCTTCCACTGCTCTTGGCGGTGGCCGTGCATGGAGTCCTTCCACGGATGCGGCAGACCTCGCTGTGTACAGGCAACTGCAACAAATGCGAATCCTCGCGTCAGCAGAGCAGCGTGTTCAAGCAGCGATCCAAGAGATCATGCCCGTCGAGGAAACCGCCCCTGTCGAGGAAACCGCCCCTGTCGAGGAGGCAGCCCCTGTCGAGGAGGCAGCCCCTGTCGAGGAGGCAGCCCCTGTAGTCGTAGACACCGAAGAGAAAGTGGAGCAGAAGCCCGGCAAAGAGGAGGGTGAGCAGGGGACGCTGTTCGCCCGTGAAGGTGTAAAGATAGCAGGAAAGCCAAAGTCCAAGGTGCAGACGGAGGACATTCGGGACGCAACCCCAGAGTCCGTAAGGCTCGGTGGACAAACAAACCCGTACCAGCCCGGCAAGCCATCCGAACTCATTAGTGGTCGCCTCGCTGGCAGTGAAGAAGTTAGGCGATCCCGTACTGAATACAATGTGACTTTTGATGATGGGGATGTGAAAGAAGCAAGTCGGCTGGCGGCGGAAACAATAGGTGAGGGTCGCGCCGAAATTGTACGGAATTTGATGAGTGGTGGGTTGGGGGCAAGTCAACAGGGCGACCGAAGTGAGTTGCCACTATTTGACGTTGATATTTTCAACAACACACTCAATGACCCTGATCGGACAAACGGTGACAGGTTCTGGTTTGAATCATCTGCATTAGCCGCATCCGAGAGACTTGTCGGTTTGAACCCAGACAACGGACCCATTGCTGCCGAGAGGTTGACATTGTTTGCAGACTTCTTGTCAGCCACATCTCCGCAGGCAACTGTGTCACAAAACTTTCGCCGTGCCTTGGGTGTGATGGTAGATGCGTTGGCAGAAAGACCAAACTGGATTGGAATGCAATCTGCTCCGCTTGTTCGCAAAGCGTTGTCAGGAACATTGCGTGGTGGTAATAATTATAAGACCGGATCGTTTGCTCCTGCATTTCTTCATGCACTTGGTCTAGATCCCAATGTACCGCTGACCACAAACGACATCTGGGTGGCGTACATGTCCAAGTTTAGAGACATGTCTGACGCAAAGGACACGGACCAGTATCCCGGCACTGGTGACAATAAGGCGTTTGCAGACCCATACGTCTACCAATATCAATCCGTTTACTTTGGTCACTTGACCGAAATAATGAACGAGAAGGTGCAGGCTACTGATGAGTATCAGTCTGCAAAGGCCAAGTACGACGCGGGCCAACCACTGTCGGTGTCCGAAGAAGTATTGATTACCCCTTGGTCGCCCGGCCAGTTCATGGCTTACCCGTGGTCACACCTCAGTAAAAGCGATTCATTTGCCATCGCGATTGATGAGGTTGTTGATCAACTGGTACGCGAAAACCACTCAGCGGTTGTGGATTTGCCGGATGGTCGCAAGGGTATCGACCTAGAGATCGCAGCCGTTGCCCCCAAGTCGTTCAGTGAAACACTGGAGCCAAGCACCACAGCCCGGAAAGAGCAGGCGATTACCCAAGAGGTTGGAACAACTGCGACACCCGAGGGCCAACTGGAGTCTGAACAACGTCAGCGTATTGCTGTCGGGCTAGAGCAAGAAGGTGTTGACGAGGACACAAAGAAGACTCTTCGTGAACAGAGATCAAAACTGGATGCGGTTCATACATCGTTTATGAAATGGCTTGCGGGAAAGGGCAGCGGCCTGATTACCCAAGAAGAGGTTGACAACAAGCCAAAGGGTCACAGGTTTCGTGGGACAACCGGGGCCAACCAAGCGTTGTCGAACGCCACAGGTGTTCTGCCCAAGCAGACCTTGGCGCACCCCATGTTGGGAGAACTAATCTCCGCAATTACAGGGCGAAGGTACAACCCTACTCAGGCGTTGGCAGACATTGACAACCCCAACAAGCCAATCCGGCTCATCACGCTGTCTGAAGGCGTAGACAAACAAGGCCAAGGCGCGGTGGGGTTGTGGGGTGGTGTGATGTCGCCCAACATGATCATCTCCATGGCGGGGATGACCAGAGATCAGCGGCTTGTTCTTATGCGTCTGTTTGGAACTGTGCTTCAGCAAGAGGGTCAAGGCGCAATTCGATTCGCTGATGACAAGGCCGGAATGACAAACCCGGTCGATTCGGCACAGTTGTACACCGCTGGCCGCACCATAAGCCAGACCGAACGTGAGCAACTAACAAAGCACATGAACGAGGTAGCACCCTCGGCAACTGTGACCATCGTCCCAGCCACCTCTGGGGATGTTGTTCTCATCAGTGACCCAATGGAGTCCATGTCGGACGAGGCGTTTGAAGATGTCATCGGCTCGTCAGCCCAACTAATTGGTGCAACCGTGCAAGACGGTTACGCTGACATGGAATACCTTGACGCAAGTTTCGATTCCGATTATGCTAGGGGTCACGAAGCCCTTGTTGATGATATAATTGCAGAGGATGCTTCGCCAGATTCTGACTGGCAGAACGGACTGACCAATGCCCAACGACAAGCAATCGAACAAGTCGCCCCAACGGAAGCCGACCTCCGTGAACTTCTCTCGGCTGGCGGAAAAACTGAAGCGGTTGGGCGTGCCTCACCGGAAGATCGGAGAGCCGTTGGCGGGGCCGTTGGCAGAAGTCGCGGCTGGCGGATACGTCATGCACTCAGCCGTATCTCCGAGCAGCAAGCCAAGTTCAACACCGAAGTCGGACGAGTCGCCCAAGAAGTAAAGTCCACAGTTGATTCGGTTGACACCCTCAACGCCCGCGAAGGCGATGTAGCAGGGGCCAGTTGGTCGGATTCTCTCAGAACGATCCGCCGTGGAGAAACAAAGCATGCGGCGGTGATCGGTGACGCGACGGATTTGTTCCTGAGCGTTCTGGGAAGGGCGAAGGTTGGAAGAATTAGGGGGATCTTTGGTGGTGAAGGTGTCCCGTCAACCGTCATGGTTCGACCGAAACTTATCAATGAGAAGTCTGCGTCAGGGTTCAGGGACGCTGTTGATCCAGCACACCGCATCCCTGATTATGTGTGGGACGATCTTCCGCAATACCTCTCCGACCCTCTGGCAATCACAGAGTACCACGACCCCCGTACTGGCAAGGCGGGGATCGGTGTTTGGATCAGGTCAGCACTCCGACAACCACATCGTCGTGGTCCGCAGGGGAAGTCAGGCGGCGTTGACTTTTCCGCACCAATCATGGTGGGCATCTCCGTTCAGAAATTGTCCCCCCATGGCCCGAATGCACTTGTACTCACCACGGCTTTCGCACCTGAGAATATGGACATGTTGTCCAAACTCTCGGATGAAGGCAAAGTGATCTACGCGCTGGAGTCCGCAAGAAAGCCCAAGGAGCGACAAGCAGACATTTGGACGATCGCAGATGTCAGAAATAGAACGGTTGACCAGAAAAAAAATGAACCGCCCCGGCAATCTAATGCGTCCTCCGCAGAAGAGGCCAAGGGCGATTCAGGGGCAATCGTACCATCTGATCCAGACCAAGTCAAGGATCAAACCGCCGACACTCTCGCCGCCCGCGATGACGCGCCCCTCCCGATCGGCTCGGCACGGGATCAGGTATTCGACTACAGGACTTCACGGTCGATTGTCAAGGGTCTGCGTGATCAAGCCCGGAACACCTCCGACAAAGTCGTTGCCACAGCCCTGCGCGCTTATGCACGCGAAATGACCAAGGAAACGGAGGAAGCACGGAAGGAATACATAGCACTCAGGGGCCAGCAATCGGCAAAGGCCAAGGCCGCGAAGGTTGGTTACAAGGAGGGTCTGGAAGTTGGTCGCCGGAAACTCCGTGAGAAACTCGCGAAGATCGACGCTCGCTCCGAGAAGGAGAAGGTACGGAACCTGCGGATCAAACTGAAGGCCGAGGAACGCGCCGCGAGTGGGGCGGTCAAGGAACTGAAGGGTGAACTTCGGGAGGTAAGGAGAGCGGTCATGGCGGCTCAGGCCGTGTTGCCGAGCAAGTTGCGTGGCCGCTTCATGGGACGCGCTCTCGCCGCGCAGACACTCGCTGATGTCAGCAAGATTGCACATGAGGTTGTGGCGGTGTCCGCACAGTTTGAGGCTGCCGCCACCAGAGTGGACATCAAGAATATCCGCAAGCGTTTCAACAAGCGGGGAATGAGAAACACAGCAAGAGCCGAGGTCAAGCGAAACCTCGATCTTGCGGAGGGGCTGCTCACCGGGAGCAACAACCGGGTCATCAACCTCGACTCAGTGACTGAGACACTTGATCGTCTCAGCCGCGCCCGCGATCTGCTTGAGATCGCGATCGATGTGTACCAGCAGGATCGGCTCTCTTGGAAAGAGGCTGTTGCCCAGAGGCGAGAGCGACTACAGGCGGACAAGGAAGAAGAAGCCGCGAACATCCGTGCCACGGATGCGAACTGGGCTACGCAGCAGTCTCACGGTCTTCAGGGTAGCCGCACTGATACTGCTGCCACCAAGCCGGGGATTATCAGTGAGAAGTTTCAGGAATCACAAGACGCGGACGGGATCTTTGAAACCATCGCGGGCAAAGATTCTGTTCTCAGGAGAGCGTGGAATAAAATCCGTGCCGCGAAGAGTCGGATGTGGCTGGATCAACGATCTATAGATGAGAAGGTTGGGGAGGCTCTGGAGCGAGCAGGGTACTCCTCTAAGGAAGACTTCCTCGCAAAGACCACGGACATGTACGGTGAAACTGCGGCGGCGACACTCACAGTGACACTCGGTGGCAAACAGATGACAATCAAGTTGTCCGAGGCTCTGTCGATCGCCGCGATGGATGATGAAACAGTTTCCACACTGCCCCGTGACCAAGCCGCGATCCTTGAGGATGGTGATGGGCCGGGGATCGTGTTCCGATCAATAGCCAACCGGAAAAAAATACAAGCCTCACAAGATGAGGTCGAGGCCGTCAGGGAGATGGTCGGCCCCAAGCACATGCAACTTATCCAAGACCTCAAGAACATCTTGGAGGAGGATATTCGCGATCGCGCGTTTGATGTGCATCACGAACAGCACGGGAAGATGCCGCCGGTGGTGGAGAACTATTGGCCCCGCGCTCGTCGCCGCGCCGAACTCGGAACGGATCTCACGGGGCAAAGTTCAACTGCTATTGACCCGCTCACGCCACCATCTCTAAATGAGGCGGGTACCGCCACGCTCGACAACGCTGGATTCCTCCAGAAGCGGACGGGCGGCGGTGCTGCGATTGTGATCGCGAACCTGTTCAGTGTGTTTGACCACCACGTTTCAGAATCACTTTCTGTCATTCACCTGAGTAGACCACTGCGAGAGTTTGATGCGTTGCTTCGCGATGAGGATATTTCGTCCGCCATAAGCGAGAAGATGGGCGACAACTCCATCGATCGAATACGCGACATGCTCAAATACGGGGTTGGACTGACCGGAACCCAGTCTGATTCTAGTTGGTTGAATCGTATTCAAAGCAACGTCGCCGGAGCCTATCTCGTTGCTAGTGTGGAAACGTGGGTCCGCATGTTCGGCGGGGCGTTCCGACTGATGTCGGAGATGCCAATGCTCTCATGGACTCAGGGGTTCGCGGATGTCAGAAATCTCACTCCGGGTATGAGGGGCGAGATGATTCGCAGAGTCGAGGAGCAGAGTGGTTACTTCAACGAGCGGCACAGGCGATCCCAGATTGGAAGGTACTCAAACCTTCTGCGAGACACAGGAAGCCACCGCAAACTTCTCACAACGCTCACTTCGTTCGCTCGGTCGATGAAGAAGATTGGTCAGGATGACGCAGCCTCTGCTGTGGATAAGGTGGTTGATTCGATCAAGGCCAGTGGTCAACTTGGCCTCGGCCTGCTCTCGGTAGTCCGTGGTCTTGATCATGTTCTCCGGGGGATCGATAGACAGATCATGTTGATCGCGGTTCGCGGCCACATGGCCGAGGGGCTGACGTTTGAGCAGGCCGTTGACCGTGCGGCGATGACGTTCCGCCGGACCCAGAACACATCTGACGCGATGGATGACACCATGTACGCCGCGAGGGTCAAGGGACGGAACAGCGCGTTCCGCGCCCTGTTGATGTTCTCCAGCGATCCACTGAAGGCGTACAATCAATTGAGACACGCCGCAAGGGACTTCTGGGTTGACCCCGCACGCGCGGGCAGGACGGCTGTGGCGATTACGCTGAACTCTGGGCTGTCCTCCGGTGTGGGACTTGCCACCACCGCCGGGTTGTTCTCACTATTCGATGATGATGATGAGTGGAACAAGGTTGACCGCGAAATTCAGCGGCAGATGGCGATTGACCACAGTCTTCACAAGGCGAAGCGGCGGGCTTTGGAGGATGTTGTCGCACAAAGCACTGGCGTGTGGGGTTGGTTTGTCTCTTCCGCGTTCTACTCTGTGGATCAGATCATCCAAGGTGGGTATCAGAGCGGTGACCCGGTCGAAATTGCCGCGTTGTCCGAGTTGTCGGAAATGATTGAGAACACGGCCTCGCTTGGCAAAAAAATCCGCCCCGAGTCGTGGGGTGGTCCCGAGCGTGACGATGAGTGGTCAGGCAAGACACTCGATAGTGCTATTCGGGTTCTCAACGATGTCGCGACACTCACTGGCGTACCCACCGAAGCACCGAGCCGGTATGCCCGAAAGGTTCGCAAGATCGCCGCTGGCCCGGACATCGAGAAAGTTCTCACGGAACTTCGTCGCCGCAAGCGGGAGGCGGAACCGATGACCAAGGCCGAGGAGAGAAGGTTACTCATGCTTGAGGGTCAGAAGGACACAAATGCCAAATTGAAACGCAAGGGGTATGCACCCCCACCTTTACGGTGAACGCAAGGATGCAGCAACGTGAGAGAACAATTGCACAGGTCGGTGATGTGCGAGTGGATCGATTCATGTGAGCCGGGGGACAACGCCGATGTGCTGGCGGAAGAGTTTCCAGAGCCACAGGTAATCACATCGCTTGGTTGGTTGGCTCGCAGCGAGCCGGACTACATTGTGGTTTGCGGCGCGAGCAAACGCGACTGCAATGTTGGAACAACCTACGACTACGTCATATCGATTCCACGGTGTTCGATTATCCGGTTGGAGGATATGGTGGTGAAGGGGGTTGAGTGATGGTCCCGTTCACAATTGAAGCAACGAGCAACAACGTACACACGGTGAGATTCTCATTGGAGAACTCAGGGGACGAGCAGTGGTTCCTGCTCTCGTCGGATCGCCATCACGACAACGCGCACACTAGCCACTCGCTTGAGAAAAAGCATCTCGATCAAGCGGTAGATCGGAACGCTGGAATCATCGATGTGGGTGACATGCACTGCGCCATGCAGGGAAAATGGGACAAGCGGGCGGATCGTTCTGCGCTCCGGCCCGAGTACCAGCAGGGTGAGTACCTCGACTGTCTCGTCCGTTATGCCGCTGAGTTCTACGCTCCATACTCTGAGAACTTCATCATCATCGGAAGGGGCAACCACGAGACTGCGATCACGAAACGGCACGAGACTGATCTCACGGAACGTACTGTCGAGTTGATGTCGCACATCTCAGGAAAGAAGGTTCACGCTGGTGGGTATGGTGGTTGGGTGCGGCTCATTGCTGAGTTGGGTAATAACGGTCACCGGCGGCAACTCCAGTGCAAATACTTTCACGGTAGCGGCGGTGGGGGACCAGTCACTCGCGGCGTGATACAGACGAATCGCATGGCCGTGTTCTTGCCAGATGCGGATCTTGTGATCACAGGCCACACGCACGACCACTGGATTGTTCCGATCGCCCGCGAGCGGATCGCGAAGAACGGGAAAGTGTTCATTGACGAGCAGACCCACGTCCGGTGCGGTACTTACAAGGAAGAGTATGGCGATGGCAGCGGCGGCTGGCATGTCGAACGTGGCGGCCCGCCCAAGCCCGTGGGAGCCTGTTGGCTCCGCGTCTGGCACGGCGGTGGTCGCCCCACAACCCTGAATTGTGAGGTCATCAGGGCGCAATAATGGGTCATCACTTGCCTCCCTTCGCGGAGTGTTCGGCGAGCCAGTCCTGCAACTCACGCACTGGGTACAGGACGGCCTTTCCGAGCCGGAAGTGGGGGATGCCGCTTGTTCTGTCGGCAGTGAGTTCCCAGAGTTTCCGAGTGCCAATGCCGAGGGCTTTGGCGGCATGCTTTGGCCTGAGGGCAAGTGAGGGCTGCTCCGCAGGGGTTTCGCCGCAACTGGTTGCGGCCCGATCATCGGTGGGGTTCTTCATACCCCTACGCAGTCTCGTCAGTGACGGCGCAGTGACGGCGGGCCGGTGGAAGGGGAATCAGTGCGCACTGCCACGCAAAGCGATACATTTTCTTGCAAGAATTCTGCTCATCGTCACTGACGGCGGCGTAATGGGGCGTAACAGAAGCCCTATCAGTGGGTTACATACACACGCTGAATTATCAAACACGCTAGTGTTCGCTTGTGCAATTGGTCGATAGAAGATACCATGGGGGCAATGAAAGGAGATTGCCAATGGCATCTGCACGACGCGATCAAGCATTTATTGCCGTTTCTTCACAGACGAAACAGTTGATTGACGCGATCGCAAAGCACGAGGATCGAACCCGGACTGCCGTGGTCACACGCCAAGTTGTGAGATACGCACGGGAGCAGGTCGATTCAAACCCTGAACTGAAACCCTTTATCCCCAAATGAGAGGATCATCAATGGAGAAGATGAACATATCGAATGTTTCGACACCGTTCACCCCCGTCTCGCACTCAGCGACATGGGAAGACCTCGGCCCTACTGGAATTATTTTGGATATGGATGAGTCGCGATACCACGCCCAGCGTGGTGTCTGTTCATCCAGCCAACTCAAAGTGCTTGACCGTGGAACTGCGAGGCACTTGAAACACCAGTTGGATTTCAAGAAGGACACCACGGCGTTCCGCGTCGGACGCGCGCTTCACTGCGGTGTGTTGGAACCGGGTTTATACGGTGATCTTTACGCCACCGCTCCGCAGGTTGATAAGCGTACCAAGGCTGGAAAGGAAGAGTACGCTGCGTTTGAAACGTCTGTTGGAGAGCGGACCATTCTGAAAAAAGAAGAGGGTGAACAGGTTGCTGACATGATCGCGGCGATCCAAGCACACCCAGCAGCATCGGAACTTCTGGAGTTTTGCCCTATCCGCGAAGCAACGCTTCTCGCTACGCTTCATGGTGTTCCCTGCAAATCTAGGATCGACGCGATGTCGAATGACTGCGGCTATCCGTCGCTCGGTGATGCCGTGTTTTGTGATCTCAAATCTACGAAGAACCACGCGAGCCGCCGGGAGGTGGAACAGGATGTGTGGCGATACGGCTACGGATTGCAGATGTGCATGTACCGCGAGATGATGCGAGAGAATGGCGTGGATGTCGCCCGTGTCTCGTTCATTGTTGTCGAGAAGTCACCGCCTCACGGCGTGTGTGTGTTCGACGTTGATGAGGAGGTACTTGATGCTCACCGACCCCTACTTGAGCGTTTGCTTGACGAGTGGAAAATGACGATCGGCAGGGGCAAGTTCCCGTGCTGGTCAGAGAAGCCGGTCCCGATCGGTGTTCCCGAGTGGGCAAGGCGTGAACTGGAAACCGAAGGCAATCAGCGGCTCGTTCGGGATATTCTCGGTGGATCAACGATTGCCGACGCGCTGAATAAACATGTTGATGATACGTATACAACGGTGCAATCCGATTGTCTTCGTCAGTCAAACCAGACGATCTTCAGAAAGGATTGATCAGAATGAATACAAAACCAACACCAATTCTCCAAGACATCAAGGGGAAGCCCTACGAAACGGTTGCGAGCAGAACCAAGCGGTTCAGGCACGACCATGAGGATGGGAGCATCCGAACCATGATCACGGTTCTCGATGAGGTTCGGGTGTGCTGCTCCTGCGAGGTGAGGAACGGCGACGGTAAGGTTCTTGGAGAGGACGTTGCCGAGGAGATTTTCGGTAGCAACTACATCAACGAAACCTCTGCTGTGGAGAACTGCTCTACCTCGGCGAGGGGCCGCGCTCTCGACGCTGCTGGGTACAACGCATCGAACGAGGTCGCATCCTATGACGAGGTAGAGCAGGCGATCAGCCGCCGATCTGGTTCTTCCACCACAGCCCCTCAGGCGGCCCGTGCTGCGTCTGGATCTTCGACCCCCGTCACCCCCCCTGCTGCAAAGCCCAAGCCCAGAGCGGCTGCTCCTGCCCCTGAGCCGGATGTGAAGGCAGTAGCCCGTGGTGATTCGTCAACCATCCTCATTCCAAAGTATATGGATGAGGGAGCCAAGAAGAATGGCGATCCCATGTGGACCGTCGAGGACGCTTTTGGGAGAAAGTTCAGGGTCTGGACAAAGGAAATCGCAGATGTGATTGAAGCCAGTATGGGTGAAGAGATCACCGTATGCCTTGGCCGTCAGGAAGGAAATTTCCCACAACCAATCAAGGAAGTGACCAACTCCCCCGCCCACAACATTCCGTTCTAATCCAAATTGGGTAGCCGGATGGCCTCCGGCGAACGGCGTGGATTGGGGCGCGGTACACCAGCCCCGTGGTCCCAATCCGCCCGGCCCATCCACGCTCAACCCGAGGCCCCTGTCTAGGCGGACGAACACAGCCGGGGGGCCGAGGGTTGGGCAACAGAGAACTGACCATGGACCCTGCAATAATCGATTTCGCACTCTGGAATGCCACCGTCCACAGCCCGCAGGACCGCCTCATCCTGCTCGCTGTTGGGCGGTGGCGCAGGGTCTGGAAGGAGGTCACCCCCTCCGTCCAGTACATCGCGACGAGCGTGGGGATCTCCCGGCGGACGGCTGTGGCTGTTCTCAAGCGACTCTGTGATGAGGGGATGATCTCGATCGTCAAGAGGCAAGGCCCAGATGGGGGGAGGCGGACGAACAGGTACGACATCATCCCGCAGGGGTGCATCGATAGGATACCGGAGGAAAAAAGGGCGATTCTGAGCAAACTCATGGGGTCCACCCCCCCTGCACAGAATGTAGCCCCCCCCCATGCAGATTCTGCACCCAAAACCAAGACAAGAGAGAACAAGAAGCAAGAACAGTTGCTCAATGAGATTTATAAGGCGTATCCGAGGCAAATAGCACGGGGACGGGCAGTCGAGAAGATCGCGGTAGCGTTGGGGAATATCGCGGAATCGGGGAAGACTCCAGACGAGGCAGCCGCGTGGCTGCTTGCCAAGACCAAGGAGTTCGCGGCATCACCGATGGGAAAGTGTGGTGTATACACCCCATACCCCAGCACATGGTTTCACCAGCAGAGGTATAACGATGACACATCTGAATGGCAGCACGGCGATGCCGATAGCAAACCTGATCGACCAGACGAAACGGCGTGGGGCGAAGCCGATGAGCAGTTCAGTGGCATCAAGATCGACTGAACCCCCAGAGAACGATATCGTCTTCTTCGCGAGGTTGCGCCGGGCTGGGGTTGGTCTTCGCCACGCCGAGTTTGTGATGGAGCAGTTCACCAAAGAAGAGCAACGGGACACCAAGACCAACTGGTGGAGCGTGTTCCAATCAGAAAAGAACCGGCTCGACACGGGCATGCTCGACATCTTCCTTGGCCCACGCGGTCGCGGCAAGACCACGATGGCCTCGATGCTCGTCGGGTGCGAGTGCTGGCGAAACTCCGAACCCGTGTACGCCACGGCTATGGAACTCGCCGCCGACATACGCAAGTCGTTTGGTCACGCGACTGTTGAGGATCGTACCGATCGTCGCCGCAGGTTTGAGCGGTGCAGCCTGCTCGTCATCGATGAGTTCCACAGGGCCGACAAGACCGACTGGTCAGAGCGATTGATGGAATCGCTGCTTGATTACCGATACCGTTTCAAGCGAGATACAATCATCATCGGAAACGACTCGCCAGAGGATTTCGTCAATCACTGCGGATCATCGGTCGCTTCCAGAATCAAAGAGTGTGGGAAGATCGTAGTTCTAGACGGCGAAGACTTCAGGCTCAGAGGAGACACGCATGAATGAATGCGAGAAACAACTAACGATCTGCATCGACAAACACATTGCATCGCTCGATCGGGAGTCCCGTCACGCGGCAGCAGCAGCCGCGCTCGATGAGGGTGTGGTGTTCTGCACTGAGAAGATCGAGCGGACGCTTCACCGCCACAAGCCCCACAACACCGGCAGCCTGCTCAACGCGATCCGAAGGATCTACACGATCCTGAGCCGGGCGCACGATGAGGCTGCTGAGATCAAATCAGAACCATCGACCGATGAGATCCCTCTGGTCCGTCTGGGACCGGGCGGCGACTTCATCATCGACATCATGGAGTCTGACGTATGAGCATTCAAGAGAAATGATGCAAGCACCAGTCCGCGAGCCTGATGCGGAGTGTAAATTGCGGTTGCCAACAGGGGCTGCGTTGAACTCCCGAATCCACTGGGGCAAACGCGCCTCGCAGACCAAGCGTGATCGGGAGTATGCCGCGCTTGCTGGTGGCTTGATCGAAGCAAAGAATCTCACCAAGGCCGTGGTGCAGATCACATGGCACGGGCGTGGCCGCCTGCCCGACCTCGACAACATCACAGGCAGGTGCAAAGCGTACATCGATGGACTGTCCGACTCGCCGGGCTGGTGGAAGGACGATTCCGACATCGTCTGGCTCGCCACTGAGCGTCAGCGGATTGCCAAGGGCGAGGAGCCGCATGTGTATATCCGGGCGTGGGAGGCTGAAGCATGATCGCCAGACTGCTGATCGATATCAGGTTCCAAATCATCGTGGGGTACTCACCGATCCTGTACGCGATAGCATGAAAACGCAAACAGCCCCCCGCCGTGAAGCGAGGGGCTGTGGGCTACTAGTACCGACTTACGTTCAGGCCAAGCACGCGGAACACGACCGCGAGATACTTTGATCCGATGTCTTGGTCGCCGCGAAGCCAGTGGTAGACGTTGTGGACGCTGCAGCCACCCGGCTGGGCAGCGACCCGCTTTGCCAGCCAAGTCCGCGAGAGGTCGCGGCTTGCGAGTTCGGCAAGGACGATGTGGCGGAACTCATGCCCCGGTGCGTTTGGGTCAGGAAGTACAGGCATTGTGCCTCCAATCTCCCCGGATTGTGGTAGAGTGGGATGCGTGCCGCTGTGGTAGGTGGCTGGTGGCCCCGGCGGAGACATCCCTCAGGGCCACCCCACCTCTACCACATAGTTCTGGGGTCATCATCAGTGCGGACACAGGCGCAGTCTGGGCAAGGCCCGGCTTCGTCGCCGCAGCCCGGACACGGGTCAACGGCTTCCGGCTTGCTGGATTCGCGCATCGCCTGCACTTGTTGCTGCACGGCTTCAACTGCGGATTTCAAATCAAACTTATATTTCACGAGTCACCTCTGTTTTCTGTTCTTCAAGATCCATTGCATACGATTTGTGTAGTTCGTCCTCGTCATACACTTGGATTCCCCCCTTCACGATTCCTTCTTTTTCTATCGGCCCGAGGTTATCGATCAAGTATGTGATCCAGAAGTGGACCGCATCGGCATCAATTATCTGCCGGGCGAGCCAATCAATACACACATGGTCGGGGATACCCTTTGTGAAGTTGCACCTGTTCCAGCGGTTGCGCTCACTAATACGCAAACGTGCTTTAGTCATAACAATTCTCCTTGCCGCTATGCGCGGCTGTTGTGTTGAAACCACCCACGAGCGTTTCCGCTGGCGGGTGGGGGGGTCATTCAGTCGCCTTGGCGATGGCTGCCATGGCGTTTGCCCAACATTCAGGATCGGTATCGTATGGGTCGAAGACGAGTGTCTGAAGCGCGGTGAGCAACGCAGGTGCAGAAGCGATCAGCCGAGCGTTCGCTTCTGCTTCTTCGACACTCATAAGTGCAGGGGCGTTGGTTGCCGTGATGCCCTGTTCGCTACTTATCGCCGCTTGCCGATCCCCACCAATGCGGAAGGTGACGCGGGACGGCGTGCTGTCGATGTCTTTCTCGACAGTCCAAGGTCCGGGTGTGTGTGCTGTGGTCATAACAATTCTCCTTGCCGCTGCGCGGCTGCTTGGTTGAAACCACCCGCGAGCGTTTCCGCTAGCGGGTGGGGGGGGGTCAGACTGAGAGAACCAATTGCCACAAGTCGTAGTCCGCATCGGCAGCAGCGGCGTAGACTTCGCGTCGAGTCTCTTTCAATGATTTGAATGAGTGGATGCGACAGTCGGAATGTTTGAATTCAAACAAGACCACCCAGCGGTGGCTGGTGTCCAGTCCCTCAACCCAGTCACCACCCTCCTTCTTGCGGTCGATGACAACGATGTGACCTCCGCCGCCTGTGTTGTGCCTGATCTTTCGTTCAAACACATACCCAGCGTAGTCGTTGTGTGGTTTTCGTGGTGTTCCCATTGTCGTTCTCGCTCTCTGCCCTATTGGGCTGCTGTGGTTGAAACCACTCGCGAGCGTTTCCGCTGGCGGGTGGGGGTGGGATGGTCAGCCTCGCCAAGCCGGGGGACAGCCATCGTCATTCGCCGCGAGTGACGGGTGGCCCTCATCCACGACGTACATGTGGAGGCGGTCCCCACGCTTGAGTTTATAGGTATCGGGATTGAAGTTGGTGGTCACGTTCACCATGTCGGTTCGTGCCTTCACCCACTTCAACACCGCGCCAAGGTCTTGTGACCGGCAGCACCAAACGGCGTAGGACGTTCCTCCCTCAGCACCGCCCCATCCAGACATGAAGGTATCACGCCCTTTGACGAAGCAGGTATGAGTGAGCCATTCGGTGGCGGTTCGATCATCTTGTATGCGGTGCATTGTCTTCGCGGTCATGTCGATGCTCCTTGCCGCTGTGCGGCTGTTGTGTTGAAACCGCCCACGAGCCTTTCGGCTGGTGGGTGGGGGGTGGTCAGACACTGAAGGGCGATGGGTTGCCGTTGTCGCGGGCCTCCATGATTCGGTCACGGACAGGCTCAGGGTTCGCTCGTAGTGAGTTGTACTTCGCCTCGCTGATGAGACGGCAGGCGGCTGGGCCTTCCGCCTCGCCAATCGATTGAGCGATCAGCAATTCGATGTACTCGTCGGCATTGAGGCCAGCCCCCTCACCTTCTGGGTCGTTGCAGTGATGCTTTGAAACATGACTACCCTCGACCATGTCACAGTCGCGGGACCAGTGGTACAAGTAGAAGTGATCATCGTTCGCAGTGAGGTACAGACTGAGAAGTTCGGTCACGGACTCAGTGAGCGATTCAATCGCATGCTCTTGGATCTCTCGCGTTCGATTGCGGGAGATGTTTGTGGCTTTCTTGACATCGCCTTCACAATAGCCTTCCACTAGGTTGATGAAGTGGGATGCCTCGTTGCGGACGGCGTTTTCGCCAATGGTTTTCAGTACGGTAGGTTGGGACATGAACATGTTAGAACTCCTTGCCGCTGTGCGGCTGCTGTGATTGAAGCCACCCGATGGCCAGTAAGCCAAGGGGTGGTGGTGGTCAGAACGTCAGCAAGTCCCGCATACGCTTCGGCAGTGGTTCGCCGCGCTTACGCTTGGGCTTGGGCTTGGGCTTGGGCTTGGTGGGCTTGGTGGGCTTGGCTTTGGTTCTATGGTTTTTCATGTCAATTCTCCTTGCCGCTGTGCGGACGCTGTGTTGAATCCGCCCCAGTACCTTTCGGTAGTGGAGCGGTGGAGATCAACCTCGATCATCCCCGCGGATGTGGTTCTGGTTCTCATACTCCCCGGCTGGCCCGTCCTCTATCGCCGCTTCAAGCCTCATTTCTTTGTCATCCCTGAACACGCTCTCGGCAACTTCCCAAGCCTCCTGTTCTGTGCAAGGCCCGCTGAGTTCGAACTCCTCAGTGGGGACGAATGAACCATCCCCATCAAACCAGCCCGTTTGGAATGTAGCGCTCCCATCCCAACTGACGTAGCGGTTCTCATTGTGGGGCATCTGAAAGTAGGTCGGTATGGCCATGGGTTCATCCTCAAGTATTCGCCCGCACAATTACGGGCGTTTGAAACCGCCCCAGTACCTTTCAGTAGTGGAGCGGTGGGGATCAGGCGTTGTAGGGGTCCGTCGTGTGGATAACGTCTTGTCGGTCGAGCCATCCGTGACGATGCACGGCGGCAACGCCCTCGCTGGCGTTGCTCCACCAAACGTATAGATATTCTCGCCCGTCGCGGGCTTTAGTCCAAGTTTCCGTTTTGCCACACGCAGGGATCCACAGTTGGTTGTTCGCTTTGATAGTCATTGGTTTGCCTTAGTTCAGCCGCCATGATTGACGGTCTGTGAGTGAAACCACTCGCGAGCCTTTCGGCTGGCGGGTGGGGGTGGTCAGTCAGCGAGCGTGATGCCTGCGTAGAAGTTGATCCCGCAGCCCCTGCAACGGAAGTGCGTCTTATCGCCAAGCGTGCCAAGGCGGATGCCAGAACAGAGACAGACGGGACAGACGGTGCAACCCTCAAGAGAGTCCTCCTCATCCTCTACTTGCTCCCGGTACATATCCGGCCCGCCTTCGGTGATGAAGTGCAACGCATCCTCCATAGAGGATCGCCGCCAGTCAGCGCACCCTTTCATCCATTCAAAGTACCGACTACGGAATCCGTCTTCGCCGCCGAAGACTTTGCCCGCTGGCGCGAATATCTCAAGGGTGCATTCATCGACCTTCTCGACGATGATGCCGAACGGTTTGGCTGCCGCTCGCAGCGTTGCGATTGTAATCCGCGCCATGATTCATCCTCTCAGTTCAGCCGCCATGATTGACGGTCTGGAAAGCCTGTGGTTAGGTTTCCCCAGCCACAGGTGATTGTGTTCGGTCAGGTGTGCGAGTAGATCGGGTCAGTCCCGTCAGGCTCGCGTCTCTTTGGTTTCCAAGGATCACTGTGTAGCAAACTACAGTATGACCCATCGGTATGTCAAGTGAATCTCTTGAGAAAATAGCCCGATTTTGTCAACTGGTTCTGGAATCGCGCCGAAACCCTGCTACAGAGATCCGTATGACCGATGTAAGATCGAACAAAAGAAAAAAAACCGGCGCGCAGAGCGGCAAAGAAGCGAAAATCGCCGCTGAACAGCGCAAAGCGATGAAAGAGCAACTAAAGCAAGACTGGCTCAATGCTTATGTTGATGTGGGTTGGCGAAAAGCCTGCTCAAATGTTGGTGTTTCGATGGCTCTTCCAACGTACTGGAGACTGCACGATGAGCAGTTCGCCGAGGACTTCGCTGTTTGCAAGGCGTATCAGGCTGATCGCTTGGAAGCGGTGCTTGATGCGACCGCGTGCGGTGAGAATGACTTGACTTCGCCGCAGGCGCAGTTGCTCAAGTTCAGGCTGCAAGCACTGCGGCCCGACGAATACCGCGATCGCGTGAGTGTCGAGCAGTCCGGACCCGGCGGTGGGCCGATCAAGATCGAATCCGGTGAAGCAGGACGCGGGATGGAACTTCTGGACCGATGGATTGAAACTGACTGACGAAGACAAGCGGCTCGCTTCGGCGCGTCGGAACGTGCTGCTCGCAGGCGGCAGTGAACAAGCCGACCTGATCGCTGTGTTCCGCGCCGACCCGGTGATGTTCATGCGGTTCTGCTGCTGGACGTTCCATGTTCGCGATGTTGATGAGCATGGAATCGAGCATCCCACGACTCGCCCCGATGTACCGTTCAATCCTTGGCCCATACAGGCCGCAGCAGCCCGCACGATCGCGGCTGCCGCTGACGGCGGTCACGATGTCATCCTCCGCAAGAGCCGTGACATGGGGGCCTCGTGGCTCCTGTGTGCAATGGCCGTATGGGGCTGGCTCCTGCACGACTGGCAGGTCATGCTGGTGAGCCGAGTAGAGGACTTGGTTGATCGCACAGGCGATCCCGATTGCCTCTTCTGGAAGATCGATTACTTGATTGAGGCACTTCCGTCGTGGCTACTCCCCGCCCCGGCTGCGGAGTTCGTCAAGGGCAGCGGCAGGTTCCGCCGCCACCTGATGCTCCAGCACCCGGCCAGCAGCGCGACGATTAGTGGGCAAGCAGCGACCGCGCACATTGGACGCGGTGGGCGACGGAACCTCGTCGTGTTCGATGAGTTCGCTGCACTTGAGAACGCCGAGGCTGCGTGGCGATCGGCTGCCGACTGCACATCCTGTCGGGTTGCCGTCAGCACGCCGGTCGGGCCGGGAACGCACTACGCTACGCTCGTGGCACAGGGCCGGGCAACAGGCACGCCGACGCTTATCGAGATGCTGTACACGGATCACCCAGAGAAGTCACGCGGGGCCATGGAACGCCTTGACACTGACGGCGCGATCACCGGGGTCGCAGGGAGCGAGTACACATGGACTCCGTGGCTTGCAGAACAGGTCACACGCCGTGACCGCGTTGACCTTGCGATCAACGTCTTCGCTGAGGAAGCAGCAGGCGGCGAGCGATTCTTCGCAGCCCGTGACATCGAGCGGCAACGCGGCAACGTCCGGCAGCCCCGGCGATGCATCTACGACGGCGGCGAACTAGTGGACAGTCCAAGTGGCCCTTGGCGCGTGTGGGAAGACCCGGACCCAGCGGCTGAGTACGTGTGCGGCGTTGACCCAGCGTACGGCACGGGCGCAGCCAACTCAGCGGCGTGCATCCTGAACGTCAGGGACATGAGCGTTGCGGCAGAGTTCGCTGACCCGTTCATCGGTGGACACGACCTCGCATCGGAACTGGTGCGGATGATCAAGCATGTATTCAAGGGGCGGCGGCAGACGCTGCTGGGCTGGGAGCGGAATGGCCCCGGCGCATCCCTGCAACACGACGTGGACCGCACGGGCTGGACCGCTGTGTTCAAAGAGCGGATCGTCGGCACTATCGACGAGAAGCGAACCAAGCGGGTCGGCTGGACATCGACAAGGCACACCAAACGCGCCCTGCTTGGTCGGCTATCGACCGTACTGAGTCGAGGTGAGATCGTGCTGTACGGCGAGGAAGTTCTGACTGAACTGGGCGACTACATCTTGTACGACACAGGCGGACTTGGCCCCGGTCGGCTCCGCAGCGAAACAAGCGGTGCGAGGGAGGCACACGGCGACCGTGTGATCGCCTTGGCACTTGCACTACTGCTCGCTGAAGACGGCGGGCTTGGACCCGAACCAACAGAGCGGCTCCCGGACTTCAGTCTCGGCGCGGTTCTGAACCACGAGGAGGTTCTCAATGGCTAGTGGATATGACAAGTTCTTGACAGACACCAGCGGCATGGGGCCAGTCCCCGCTGCCCAACCAAGAGCAAACCGCACAAGGGGCCGATCTGGGTGGACATCACGGGCGAAGCGGGCGGGCAACGCGGTGAAATCGCCACGAGGCCGAAACAAGCCGAATCATCATCGCAGCCAAGTCCCCGCGCCACCGGGCCGTTGATGACATGACTGAGTCTTCTGGCATCGGTGACACGCTGGCAAAGGCGATCAAGGCCGCAACAGCGGGCAAGGTCAAGCCATGCGAAGGTTGCAAGAAACGCCAAGAGGCATTGAACCGCATGGTTCCGTACAAGCGAAAGCGCAAGTGCAAGTCGTGCGATAAGGCGAAGCAGAACGATGATTGAGTTCGATCTAACACGTTGGCAAGAGGAGTTAGAGGTTGCGGAGGCGTTCCGCGACCAGCACCTATCCTCGTGGTCTGACTTGATTGGCAGGCTTACCGGACCCGATTACCGTGGCGACACTGCTGGCCCCGGCGACCCGGAGAATTTTGTCCACCAGTACATCGCTCTGATTCTTCCCCGCATTGTCTACGACAATCCGAAGGTATCGATCACAAGCCGAACACCGCTCTCACAGGTTGCACTCACGCCCAAGATGGAGGCGGCTTGCAACTCGTGGGTGCGGTTGACGGATCTGCGGACTACGCTCTCCCGCATCGCAACGGACATGCTTCTGGGGTTCGGTGTTGGCATGATCGCCAACGAGCCAAGACGCAGCATGCGGACCATCGACGGCAACGAGCCATGGCTCCCCCGGCTGTACCGTCTGGACCCGCACGACTTCATCATCGACCCGCAGGCGACTCACGCCGAGGAAGCGAGGTACATGGCTCACACGTACCGGATCGACCACGATGACCTGATCGCGAAAGCAGAGGTCGAGGACGGGTGGGACTTGGATCTGGTCGAGTCCATTGGCAGCAGCAACGATGACAGCAAGCGAGACATGCTCGCGGGCCGGGAAGGGCCAGACCGCAGGCAGGTGACGGTGTACGAGATTTGGGTGCCTGAGATCGACACTGAGGCAGAGGTGATGGACTTCCTCAACGACACCAACATGCACAGCGGCAGCATCATCACGGTGATCAAGGGCCAAGCGAGCAGCGAGACAACGGCCTCATACGGCTTCGCTCGCGAACCCCGACCGTACTACGGGAGCCACCGTGGCCCATACGTGATTTTCGGGTGCTACAACGTGCCGGATGATCCGTACCCGCTTAGCCCAGTGGTGTCACTGCTGCCCCAGATTGCAGACCTGAACGATCACCTGCGGAGCATGACACACTCCGCATCTTGCTACAAGAACATCATCGCCACGGACAGCCGCAACCAGAAACTCGCCAACGACATTCGCGACCGGGAAGATTTGACTGTTGTCCTTGTGGACGGTCTGGACCCATCTCAGATCGTCCCGATTGAAGTCGGCGGGATCACCGCCCAGCAGGTGACGTATGCGGGCCTGACCCAAGACCGACTGGATCGCGTCTCTGGCATCCACGATGCAATGCGTGGGAACGTGACCGGCACTGCCACGGCCACCGAGGTGGCTATCGCTGAGTCAGCGGCGGGCCTCCGAATCGCCCACCTCAAGCGAGAGTTTGCCGACGCAGCCTCCCGCGTGGTGTCTGCAGCCATGTGGTACATGTTCCACGATGGCCGGGTGTCCTTCGCGATCGGGGACGAAGCCATGGCCCTCGCGTTCAGCCCGGACGGCGTGTTCGTCGGCGGAACGGGTGTTGGGCTGTTTGAGGATCTCGTTGTGTCGATCGACGCGATGTCGATGGAGAGAGTGAGTGAGGTACAGCAACAACGAAGGGGGGGAGAGTTGTTACAGGTGATTGGCACACTCGCCCAGCAGATGGTCGTTTCACCGTGGGTTGACTGGAAACGTGTTCTGTCAACGGTCGGTGATTCGATCAACGTGCCAGAACTTGGCACGATCCTCGATCCCAAGAGACTACAGGAGGCGGTCCAGCAGATGCAGCAGCAGCAGCAGCAGCCCAAAGCCCAAAACCAGAGCAACGGGAGGAAGCACAATGCCACTGTACCTGTTTGAGGATGTAACGACCGAGGAACGTGTCCGGCTCCCCTACGCCATGGTAGATGCACCGTCGATCGGAAGCGTCGTTTCGACGGAAGACCGGAAGTTCCGCCGCCTGCCCGAGACTGACATGCAGATCGATGTGGGCGCAATTCGCTGGAAGTACCCGTATGTGTCGCAGTCACTGCCCCGCAACCTTGAGGGCTGCGAGACAAACCGGCAAGGCAAACCAATTATTCAATCCCGTTCTCACGAGGCGAACGTCGCCGCGAAGCACGGGTACAAGCGTGACTATTGAGGAGTATGGACATGTCCGATGATATGAACCCAGAAGTAGAAGAGACACCCGAAGCGGTCGATGCAGCAGAACCAACTGAGGCACCGGCGGCTGAAAGCGTTCCGACTGATGAAGCGTTCCCGTCAACCGACGATGACGTGGTCGATGACGATGTGCTGAACGAGTTGATATCTGACGAGGAACCCACAGAGGAACCCGCAGAGGAACCCGAGATAGACACAACCTCAGAGACTGGCGACAGGTCGGCGTATGAGCAGATCCTTCGCCGTGACAACGTCCCACAGGAGGTCATCGAGTCTCTTGATCCCGCTACCGCCAAAGTCTGGGCCGAAAGGGCTGGCAAGAGGCAGGCAGATGTGGATCAATACGCGAACCGTTTGCGAGAGATGGAAGAGAGATTACAACCCGCCCAACAGGCGGAAGACGGGCAACCGGCTGTTGAAGCCGAGCCAATCCCCGATGCGTTGCGTGACATCATTGGTGATGATGCAGCAGAGACTGTTCAAACCATGATTTCCGAACGCGCTGCTGAAGCCACCAAACAGGCGGTCCAGCAGGTCACCCAGCAGCAACAGCACCGTGCCGTTGCTCAACATGTCGTGTCCCAGATACAAACGGCAGATCACCAGACCCGAACCCTGTACGGAGACAACGCTCCGTCAAAGGAAGCGGTCATCACTGAGATGTCTCGTTTGGGCCGCGCCCATCCCAAGTCATTTGACTCCGTTGGAACAATGCTGACGCAGGCTTACAAGAATCTAGCGGGTGATCCGCCGGTTCAACGTAGGCCCGCGAAACGTCAGCCCTCTGCCCCCAAGTCACAGCCACGAAGGCCCGCGAAGACACCTGAAAACGTCGAAGATGCGGCCCTTGATGTGCTGATGAGTGGTGGTTCCCAAGAGGACGTACAGCGGAGACTTAGAACATAACAAGGAGCCTGACCAATGTCTGGCAGTCCTATTACGGTCTTCAACGACTTTATGAACACGACCGGCCCGACGTACTTGTCGAATGCCGAGTCCGTGATCAACGAAGCCGTGAAGAACACCTATGCGTTCTCTCGCCTTCTCAAAGAGAAGGGGACTGAGCGTACTATTCAAGGCGGCACAGAAATCCGCGATGTCATCATGTTCGATGATGGCAACACATACGACCACTACCTCCCGAACGAGGCGTTCACATGGCAGAACGTGCAGGTAACTGACACGATCTCTGCCCCGTGGCGTTTCACGATCGACCACATGTCGTGGACCGATCAAGAGGTGGAACTCAACATCTCCGCCGGTTCGTCAAAGGAAGCGGCCAAGGTTCAGTACAAGAAACTCAAGCGGATCAAAGAGCAGCGTCTCTGGACTTCGATCACGAATGGGTTTGAGGCTGACCTGTGGCAAGGCACTGACGGCAACTACGCCCAAATGGAAGGGTCTGGCGGCAAGCGTCCATTCAGCCTCCCAGCGTTCATCACCGAGCATCTGCTTGGTGACACAGGCGGCGATGCGGTCACTGGCGAATTCGCCCAGCGTGGTTCGGAACCAACTGGCTGGGTCGATGTCATGGGCATCGACCCGTCAGAAGAAAACCGTTGGAGCAATCAGGTCGAGTTCTACGACCCCACGCTGCCCGATCCGAACGAGGCGCGTGACGATTATGAGTATGCCGACCACAACGCGGGTACGTGGTACAGCGGCGGGATCTTCCCGGCGTTTGACAACATGTTCCTCAAGTGCCAATTCGTGCCACCAAGCACGAAGCAGCAATACTTTGAGAACACGGTACTCAATCGCCAGATGATTCTGTGTTCACGCCTCGGCGCGACTCAGTACAAGCGTGCGCTCCGCGAGAGCAATGACCTTCTGGTATCACCATCGGACCCGGCGTACAACAACCCGACGTTCAGTGGCATCGAACTGATGTACTGCGCTCACCTTGATGACGCACAGTTGTTCCCGCTTGATGCTAATGGGCGGCAGCGGACCGAGCACGATGACGAAGCCACATGCGAGTCAGACACCGGAACGGAATTGACTGCGATCGATCCGGGTGCTAGGTACTACTGGATCAACGGATCGTACCTCACGCCGATCATCCACTCGCGTCGTTACTTTGCGAAGCATGATGTCATGCGTTCGCCCGCACAGCCGTTCACGCATATCCAACCCGTGGACTGCTGGTGGAACCTTTTCTGCAACTCTCGCCAGCGTCACGGAATCGTGGCACCGCTGGTCATGTGATACGAAGGAGACACAAACATGTCACTTGCACTTACTCAGCCCGGTGCTGGGCTAACATTCAACCCCGAAACCATAGAGGCTACGGCGGCGGCAACCATGGCTGTCGGAGAGGTGGTTCACATCACCGACTCCGGCCTGATCGCGACATCGCCAACCGAGGTCGTTGTCACCAAGCAGGTATCAGCCGCATCGTCCTGCGGTTTCTACGGGGTCGTGACCTCGGAGATCACGGCGACCAGTTCCGGCAGAATCGCGCTCTCTGGCATCCATGAATGCGCCCATCTGGGATCAGGATCGAACAACTGGGCTGCCGGTACACCTCTGACGGTGAACGCTGCTGGGCAACTTATCCCAGCCGTTGACAAACTGATCATCGTGGCATACGCCATGGAGGTTGTTGATGTCGATGTCGAAACAACCGGCACAGGCAAAGCCTTCATGGTTGGCGGACCTGCAATCACGACGGCATCCGTTACCTGATGTGATACGAAGGAGACATGAACATGTCACTTGCACTTACGCAGCCCCCCGGCGGGCTAACATTCAACCCCGAAACCATAGGGGCTACGGCGACTGAAACCATGGCTGTCGGAGAGGTGGTTCACATCACCGACGCTGGCCTGATCGCAATGTCGGCGATCAACGGAAATATTACCGAGGTCGCTGTCACCAAGATGGCAGCAGCCGCAGGGAAATGCGGTTTCTACGGGGTCGTGACCTCGGAGATCACGGCGACCAGTTCCGGCAGAATCTCGCTCTCTGGCATCAACGACTGCCGCCATCTTGGAGGCGGCTTAGCGGCTGATGCTTGGATTGTCGGGCTGCCTCTGACGGTGAACGCTTCTGGGCAACTTATCGGTGCCGTGGACAAGGCCATCATCGTGGCATACGCCATGGAGATGATCTTTCCCGCTTCCGCCGATGCCCCCACAGGCAAAGCCTTTATGGTTGGCGGACCTGCAATCAAGACGGCATCCATCTCCTGATTCTCTTCTCCCCTCTCGTAGAGGGGGGGCCTAACAGCCCCTCCTCTACTTCCCCACTTGGAGTCGGCGTATGAATCTCTTACAAGCCAAGTCACATGTGGAACACGCCGTGGGTGGCGACCCGTCCGTTGCGCCGGGAATGACGGTAGAAGGTCGTAAATTGGAAGTGATCAACCACGCTGGCGACCAGTTGTACACCCGTCCATGGCGGTTCCGAGAACACTCGATTCTTCTTGATCTAACGACTAACCGCCCCAGCGTCGCACAGCCCGTCACCATGTACTTTGAAAAGGGCGGCGACTTCATCTCCATGGTCCGCACGGTTGATGGTGCCGAAGTCGAGAACATCACCCCAGCAGAGATGGACTATCTCCGGGATGCCACGACACGGACCCCGGTGAGTGGCTATGTAACGCACGTTGCATTCCCGTGGCAGAACCTTGAGCAAGAAATTCAAATCTTTCCGACACCAACCTCTTTCAGTGCGGCGGCGATCCGCATGCGGTATCGCAAGTATTGGAACCCAGTCACCACGGACTGGATCGATGCCACAACACTTTCATTCCCACCGTATGTGGACTCCCTGTTCACCGCATACCTGCGAGCCTATGCGCAGGGGTACGAAGACGAGGGTATTCCAACACGTATTGCAGAGATTGACGCGGGACCACTCCTTCAGACCGCTCTGATGAAGGATGGCATTACACAGAGAGATGTTGGGAGGCTACGACCGCTTCGCGGTCGTGGGTTTTGACGATGATGCTGCGTATTACGAACCAGACGATCTTGACCCACCAGCCACCACGAGCGACATCCGGCTTGAGGGCCAGTATCAAAACGAACGGCGGTATCTGGTGAACGCGGTCGTGTGGATCAACGGAACGGACTACATCGCTGGCAGCGAGGTGAAGCCCTTTGTGGCACCACCCACAGCACCATGGTCGGTGTACACGCCATGAGTACCAACAATGGACGAGAGAAGGTCGCCATTACCACGAACGTACTGCAAACCATTGTGCTTCTGATCGCCATCGGGGCGGTCATGTTGCAAACAGGTCGCCGGGACCAGCAGATCGAGATGACTGCCGAAACAGTTGAAACATTGCGTGAAATCACAACGGATCTCACAAAGACCCAAATCAACCTCACTGTGAACTCCGACCACCTCAGCGCAAAGGTGGCGGATCTACACACACGTTTGCGCGAACTGGAGAACGAACAATGAAATCATGGAAAACGACTGTGGCTGGCATCGCCGCACTACTCGCGGTGATCGCTACAGCAATAGCATCACACTTTGACGGGGATGCTTCAACCACAGCCGAGTGGGGCGCGGTTGTAACAGCGGTGTTCGTGGCTCTTGGGTTCGTCGCTTCCCGCGACAACGATAGGTCTAGCGAAGACGTTGGTGCCGGGTCCAATGGCTCCTGATGTGGGCTTGGCTAAGGGAGGTGATCCGTGCGATCACTGATTCGTTACTGTCACACGCACGTTCAAGTAATAGAGCGGTGGACGGCGAACGCCGTCCTCGCATGCTTCGTCGTGCTGGTTCTCGTATTGCTGATTGGGTGCGGTCCAAGGGTGGTTCTGGTTAGCGAAGACAGCCCAGTCCGCACCGGCGAAGACGTGAAGGGACATGTGTACGCGCTGGTTGGGGGTCAGTGGCTTCCTAGTAGCAACAAGGTGCTTGTGCCAGAGGGCTGGTACTTGGTGCCACCCTCGTTTGTGGAGAATGATCAATGACTACAAGAATTAGACTACGGAGAGCCTCCTACGGTAACTGGGACTCCGATGATCCCGTCCTAGACCACGGGGAGATCGGCCTCATTTACGATGAAGTCGATGACACTGAAACCATTGTCGGCTGGGTTGTGGGGAACGGGGCTGACGCATGGGGTAGTCTGCCGATCAACCGGCCACCAACCGCCGGAACACGGACGGGATTGGATGATGGCGATGGTGTAGAGGGCGACGGGAAGGCTCCCGTTTCATATGATGACATTGCGTTGTTGGCTCTCGACAACACCTTCGCAGGGGACACCACATTCAATGGCCAAATCGCGGTGATCGCGGACGAGCCAGCAACACAAGACTCGCTCACAGTCTACGGATCTTTGAAGGTAAGGGAATCCGACACTGACTTGGACGATGGAAATGTCACGGTAGAGAACGGTGATGTCACTCTTGAAGACGGCGAGTTGACGATCCCTCTGTGGGATGACGTAGGTGACACGCACCATCTTAGGGGTGCGGCGGGGACCACGGGCTGCATTGCCTTTGCTGCCAATGGACCCTTTTTGGGCAACAGCGGCGAGGTCGGCAAAGTTATAAAGGATGGAGAGTTAGGGCCATACATCGCTGCCACCGAACTCACCATTGCAGTTGGTGGAACCGTAGATGCCGATGGCGAGACTCCAACCCCAATCAAGTACGCCGACCAGCCTGAGGATGCCACGCTTGTTGGTCTGAGCAGCGACCTGATGGTCCCGACCAGAAAGCAGATTGTGGATTATGTGGAGGAATATGTTGCGGCTGCTCCAAGCCCGACAGATTTTGAAGCGTCATACGACCCAGCCAGTCCCGGACTTGGAACAGAGGTTGCTGTTGGGAAGTGGATTGACGGCGGCACGTTGTATCAGCGGACTATCGAACTGCAGTCAACCGCCGGTGGTGGTTCCACGATTATTACGATTTCCGGCATGGATGTTCTTACTGAAGTTATCCCCCACCTCATCAAACTCGGCCTCGGCGACGGCCAAGTGGGTTGGCAGGAGCAGCGGTACAACGTGCTCAACGGCACCCACCTCCACCTCCTTGGTATTTACCAAAGTGGTACGAATGTACTCAATGGCAGCAGCAAGTCATCTGACACCTACGACACATCCGCATCACTATATTCGGGATCAATCCTTACACTCCGGTATACAAAGTCCTAATGCGTATCCCCGCCCCCATCCCGCTCCGAGGTTGGACCGCTGACGCGGCCTACGACAACGTGCCTCAAGACATGACGCTGGATATGCAGAACATGATTCCGCACGACCAGTGGCAGGGCCGACTGAGGCTCGGCACACGACCGGGCCTTACGCCGATCGACATGTTCTCGGCAGGAGACGGCGAAGACTTTGACAACAATGGTGCTGGAGAAATACAGTGCATTGTTCCTTGCTCAAACTACGCGGACGATGGCGGCACCACGGTTCGTACCGATCGACTGCTCCTAGTGATCAACGGACACCTGTGGCAGAAACTTCCCAGTGCGGCGGCAACGAGGGTTGACGGTGACCCGCCATTCATAACAACCGGGAAGGTCAGCGGTGTTCAATTCAAGGGCATGGCGTACTTCTGTGACGGAACAACGTACAAAAAAGTAGACCTCTCGACTGTAACCCCAACGCTGGAAGACTGGCTTGATGATTGCGATGGTGCAGAACCCACAGGCCCGTGCAGTGTGGAGAGCGGTGACAACAAGGCCAATCTTCTGGTGAAGTTCGGCGCGAGGCTTGCGATGGCGGGCGTTATTGGTGCGAAGGAAACGTGGTTCCTGTCCGCGATTGATAATCCAGATGATTGGGAACCGAGTGCTGGAGATGGAGCAGTATTCGACGCGGTTGCTGGCGGAACATCAGCAGCACTAGGATACGGCACAATTGGCGAGCCGATCGAGGCACTGATCCCGTTTGGACAAAGCGGCCTGTTGATGTGTGGCCGCACCTCGATCTCGTATCTCACCAGTGACCCCGGTTTCAATGGAACCATCCAGATGATGAGCCGTTCACTGGGACTGGTGAGTCCCAATGCGTGGTGTCCCGGCCCCGGTCAATCTGTGTTCGTGTTGACTGCGGAGGGACTCTTGTTCCTTGATCCAAATATGTTCGCAGTTGACAAATCCAACATCGTCAGCAAGGGGAGGTTGGACTCCTTCTTCGGTGCAAGGTCTTGGCAAGACCTTACGGTGCAACTCGTACACGATGTCGAACGAACCGGCGTGTGGATTTGGATGACCGATACCAACGCACCATCGACTTCACAACACATGTTCTATTCATACACGACCAATGGCTTCTTCCCGTTCAAGATTCACCACCCACGTTTCTCTGGGGCGAGCGTTGGAGTCACCACATTAGTCGCGGAGGGTGCCGGTGAGGGCGGGCAGAGCATGCCACTGTTCGGGAGTACCGATGGTGTGCTTGCCACGTTTGATCCAGCGGTTATTTGTGGTAGCGACGGACACAAATCGTCCATAACAACCGGCAACTCATACACAGATGGTGAACTGACCGGATTGCTTCCGGCGACAGCGGCTCCGCAGCGGATTGAGTCGTGGGTTTCGATCGGACCACTGGCACCACCAGAACCGACGAACATTCTCATCCGTGAGGTCACGGTTGAGTCAGGAGTTGACCAGTACATACCAGACGTAAACACAAAGGGGACAACAAGCAACCCCCGAGTGGAACTTGTGTATGGCGAATCACCACAAGCGGCCATCGGTTCTGATGTGAGTGCCGTGTCTATATTGCGAATGGACGAGATCATCCTCGACTGTGGTTTTTGGGATGCCGGCGACCCGACGCCGCCGCCATGGGATGTCACTTTTGACGGCGGAACGCAAGATGGCGGCTATTGTGAGAGTGACGCGGTTGGAGACACAGGTGATCCGGCTTCTGATGACACAGCCGTGGACGGTGGCTATTCGGTTCGCGCTTGGGCGGAACCACGATGGACCGCCAACGATCTGTTTGTGAAGCCATCCGATCGAACATACGAACCTGTATCCGACAATGGTTGGAGCCTCGCCCGCGAGTATTGGCCCAACGACGAGGGGGATCTCCGGTGGGTGTTCCGCGCCCCAATGGGCGGATTGCACTACGACGGGCTTTTGGAGACTGGTGTCACGAACCCGGTGCAATATGTACAGCAGCCTGATGACCACGGTGCGTTCCCGTTTTCTCTGTTGGATCAGACGTTCCACGGGTACGGCAGGTTCTACATCGATGGCGATGGGGTCACACAGTCTATTACCAATGGTTCCGACGATGCCCACCCGCTCCCGGGCCATGGCGAGTTTGGCACGTTTGACTCAGACCCAGCAGACGGAACCCAGTGGGATGAAGTCACACAAGAATGGACGGAATACGACGGGTTCTTCAGGGCCGACAAACTGAAGACGGCTCAAGCGAGCATGCCCGGCGTTGAACTTCTTGACCTTGGGTGCCTGACACTCGGTCGCGGCAACCGAAGGCGTTGCAGGGTTCGGGCGCAGGCTGCGTTTGTGCGTGTTCGTGGTGTCAAGGACGGCGGGGTGAATGAACTCGCCACCGAAACCAGCGGTCACCCATTCGTTCTTGAGGGGGTGACGGTTGTCGTTGATCCCGTGGGTCCGAGGCGGAACGTAGAGGAACCAGATTGTGATGGGACGTACACCGGGATCATCATACCGGACGTACCGGACGATGAAGAAACCGATCTTGGTGCGTGTTGTGATGATGATTTCAACTGCACCGAGGTATTGGAGGCGGAATGCGAGGGTACATGGTTCGGTCCCATTGTTGATGGGTTCCCGCGTTGTGATGATGATGATCTTGACTGCGATACACCGCCACCAACGAATCCGTGTTGCTACCGGGTATCCGAAGATCCTCTGGAGTATAACTGTAAGGATGCCTACACCGAAAGATACTGCAACTCGCTGGACGATTCAACGTGGTATATCGGAGTGCTCAATTGTCAAGAAGTTACAGATTGCCTAAACAACACCGGCACGACTGGTCTGTGTTGTTTGGGTTGCGAGGCATCGTACACAACTGAGTGGGCATGCCAACTCGCCGGTGGTGTTTGGGGCGGCGATCCGCCGTGTTGCGATCCTCCGGTGGTCGGTTCGTGTTGTGAATGTGGTGAGTGTACGGATTCAGTCAACGAAATGGCCTGCGAGGGCGACTTCACCCCGAACGGTGAATGTGTCGGCGGTTCTGGTCAAAGCGAATGTACTGCTGCGTGTTACACATCCTCCAGTTCAGATGAATGCGCAGATCAGTGTCAAGACCTGACAGAAAGTGATTGTGACGCAGCGGGTGGTCAGTGGATGCCCGGATACTCATGTAGTGGGGGTGACGGCTGCCCAACAGTGGCTGATCTTGGGTATTGCTGTTTGCCCCCACAGTACGACAATTGTAGTGGAGAGTTGATGCCACAGTCTGACTGCGTTGTAGGAAAGGGAGGCCAGTGGCGCGGGTTCCCGGTGTGTTGTGGTGATGGAACAGTGATACCTTGTGGCGGGGTAGCGAAATGCCCCCATGCTCCCGCCGGTTGC